GTTTTAACAATCCAGTATATCAGTGGTATACTTCTAAAGAATTCCTCTTTGGTAAGGAATTCACTCGAAAATGAATAGAAAATGGTCATTAGAAACTTCGAGATTGACACGTCACAATTAGATAAATCGCCACACAATATCCTTTTTCCCATTGTTTTTGAATTACCTCTAACTTTCTTCACAAGACTTGAAATTTGAACCCTCGTATAACCAATACAAGCTATATTCTTGAAGGTTTCCAAAAATCTATCCTTGAAAGACTTGAAAAAGTGAACCTCTAAGGCCAGGATTAAGAAAGGAACACCTTGAATTTGCCTGATCTTTGTGTTTTTCTTAATGAAATCACCTGATTCTTTGAGTGATGTAACAAATCTGTGGAAAATGGTGACAGGATACTGCCATAAGTGAGTTAGTTTAATATCTCCTGAAAAATACCTTTCAAACATCACTTTAGTTCCTTCTACTATTTCAATATCACCTTTCTTACCATAAAACGGAAATCCGCTTGAAGTGCTTTTTGGTAGAAGATCAATTGACTCATAGAAACTAAGCTTTTTAAATGGTTTAATTCCTTTAATTCTAATCTTACTATAGATATGCTCTAAAACAGTAAGTAGGCATTTTGCATCTATTCTGTTTTGATCTGAATCAAGGTTGTTAACCATTGCCATAACTATTTCTTTGTCTTTCTCTTTAACATCAAACGCAGTAATTCCTACTTTACTATCAACGATTCTATTAATTGTGTTTGGGAATACTTTGTCAAGAATATCAAATGCAGAGAACTCTATACCAGGAACTGAAAATTGACTAGCTTTAACGAAACCAGTCTTAAACTTCAAGATATCAAATCGGAAGTCCTCAACAGAGTTAATCGTCTCTGAAATTAAAATCATTCGATCAAGCAAGTCATTACAGCATGAGTTCTTAGAAAATAACCTCATTTTATTAAACAACATATTATATTTATTTTGATAAATATATAAAACATTCTACAGTCTATTTATTGCATAAATAGACGGCCCCAAATTTAATCTCCAAGACGCTGGGTTCACAATTCCCACGCTTAGTAGATCGTATACCAGAAACGTACTGTCTCTCGCTGAAGGGGTACCAAATAGAAATGACTACTCAATACACTGATATCCTAGCAGTTAAAGCAAGATAATAAGACACGTCAATTTGTTTCAAAAATATGAATCTGGCAGTGACGAGAGCACACAGGAAAAGATCCTATGAGGGCTCAGCTGGGACCGGATATTTACGTGCAACATCTCCCTCCCAAGTAACCCTTGGTGTCTTTCAATCGGAAGAAGACAAGTAGAAAATACATCGCTCGGAACGGCGCGTCGTTAGCAAAGTTGTCGTTTGCATTTAAGGTTTTGATCCTTTACAGAGGAAATCGTTCTGAGTAAAACAAAT